GCGGCGCTAATCGTAATCACCACGCCAGAAACAGCCATGAGTATTTTACCGGACATGCCCGTCCACTTGGAAAGAAACAAGATACGGTCAAGTTGTTCAGCGCGGGTGGCCGCATTCGGCGTGTCGGTTTGAAACCAGAAACGGTCCATTTTCGCGCAGTGTTCTTTCATCGCGGTAAACTCTGCCCGTTGTTCCGGTGTCATGTCCATAAGCCTTTGGTATCAGAACGCACAGTATCGGCGTAGTTGTCTTTTTAGTTATGGTTGCTCTGTCATGCTGTTTGTGATGTGCCCGCGATTGCTGCTCGTATTGGTGTTAAATCCTCATTGGTCCAAAAATCCCGTGCCAACATTATCCTCAAGTGTTCCCGATTGCGGGCGACCTCTTCCATCTCTTCCGGGTCAGTTGATCCATTCAGACGGTTGATTACATCCACACTATCCAAACACGCAGAATAGGCCGCGGCTGCAACTTCTTCGGGTGTCGGCTCTGTTAAAACATCTTCCATTCAGAACTTCCCTTCCAGTTTTTCCAGCCTTGCGGTAAGTTCTTGAATGGCGTTTACCAGAACTGGTATCAAGGCGGTTTCATTCAGTTTAAGTTTGTCAGGATTTGAGGCATCAACAATAACCGGGTTGCCCTTCTCAATTGCCAGAACATCTTGAGCAAGGAAGCCGTAACGAACCGGCCCGTGCGCCTCACCGCCACGCTTTTCAGTGTATCTGTGAGAGCTTGGCTTAAGAAGATTGACAAAATCCAACCCTATGTGAACCCCACCAAATTCCGCCTTATCCCGCTTGTCGGACGTAACAGTCCACGCAACCTGTACGTGAGCGCCAGTGACTGAACCATTACCCATTGTTACCGTGTTTGCCCCGTTCCCGGTCATGCCGTGGCCGATAACAATTTGATTGGCCTCGCCGTCCGCCTTGGCTCTTGTGCTTTGGCCGATATATATTGATTGCGAGGCGGTTATATTTGAAGTCGAGCCACCAGTTATATACCTGCCCGATTGATAGCCGATAGCGATGTTGTTGTTGCCAGTGGTCAATTTACTCAGAGATTGAAACCCAATAGCCGTGTTATCGCTGCCGGTTGTAACATCGCCCAACGCCTGAATGCCAATAGCGAAGCCGCGCACAGCCGTTGTCGCAGTTTGGTAAGCCTGAAAGCCGATTGCTGTGTTGTTATTACCATTGCACGCCTTCAGTGCGTCCGCACCTATCGCAACGCACTGAATGGCTGTTGTGTTGGCTGTCAGGGCGTCACTGCCTATCGCAATGTGGCTTATGCCTGTGGTGTTGCTGTCCAAGGCCGCTGATCCAAACGCGAGATTGGATGCAATGTCACCACCGCTGCGACCGATTATTGCTCCGTTTATAAGAGCATCGGTGGTTGACGTGACTGAGTTGAAGGTAGTGTCGTCCGCCTGTGCAACGCCTTGATCAATCGCCTTGACCGCCGCTATATTCGTAAGCTCGCTATCCATCAGCGCCCCGGCAGCGGCTACATTTGTTGCGTCCGTCGCATCGGCTGCGGCCTCAACCCCGTCCAGCTTGGTGCCGTCTGCGGCCACGTCCCGCCCATCAACCGTGCCACCAAGTGTAATATTGTTGATCCCGGTGATGTTACCGGCAATATCAACGGCAAACTTTGATGTCCCGCCAACCTCTAACTGAATAAGCCGCGATGCCGCGCCGCTGGCAGTGTTGGTCACGTCAATGTTGATCCCGTACCAAGTGACGGCACCGTCATCCCATGTGTCGGTTAGATTGAAAATATCGGCCACGATTATCTCCCTATCGCATTACCAAAATCGGGAAGCCGCGCTCCACCACCGCCAAGCAAGGGCTGTCCCGGTTTATAAAAAAAGTCAGTATCATACTTTCTGGCATTTCGCATCCTCCGTCTGAAAGCGCGGTGCGCTCGCGGGTCTACCAGTTGCTCAAGTTGGTCCAAAACCTCGCGGTTGTAGGCCGCGCTCAACGCCCAATGCGACCCGCCCGGCGTGTATCTGCGCAGAAATCCAACAGCCTCACTGGCCGCGCCCGTTCTCTCGCCCTTCATCAGTTGCTGCACGTTGCCAGCCGTCAATCGCAACACATCGTCAGCGAGGCTTATAGTCGGGCCTGTCAGGGTCTCCGGCAAACCACCACCAAAGCGGTTGTAATCATCAAACAGGAAATCCCCGAATAGACCAAGGCCACCACCCTGCGCTGCCGCTGCGGTCCAAAACTTTCCCGTGGTCATATCGCGCGGGTCTTTGCCCTTGCTGATTTCTTTCAGTTGAATTGCCACCGCGCCAAGCAATGTTGCACCAACACTAAAGCTCGCCAGATAGCCAATAGCCCCAGCCGGACGGCCTGCGTAGGCTTCACGCACAACATGGCTAATGTGAGTGGTCAAGACAGTGACCGGAAACATTTTATACTGCATCCCGGACAAGCCAATCTCACCAATAAGCGTGCCGGGCTGGACGCGATCAAGAATGGCCGTCTTTGCCCGCATACTGTGCGTTGGCACCGCAAACTCGGTAAGCGATAATATCATTTCCTGATATTTATCCGCCAACCGTTGCCCGGCCACTTCCTCAATTTCCTGCGCCCGCAGAATTTCAACGCCGCCCTCTTTGTGAACATTGGCCGTCCGCATCAAATCCCAATCGCGGGCGGTAATGCCGTAATCCGCAAAAGTCCTTGCTGTTCCCCGGTCAAAATCGCCAAGCGCCTTGCTGTTCCAGTCAGTGCCAGCGTGGCTCATAAACTCCAACCCGAACAAATGTCGTCGTTGCTCAGTAATCCAGCCAAGGCCGGTTGATCTTATTACCGCCTCGGCAGTTCGTGACGCCCATTCAACGTGCATTTCTTCAAGCTCAAACCGCGCTGCCGCGTGGCCAATGTCAACACCGTTTTTAAAGATCAGACCGGCCTTGCTTGCCTGCTCGCGCATGGCCGGGCTTGCCAACATTTTCGCCATCGCTCTGACTGACGGAATATGGCCCATGCCCACGCGAGCCTTTGTGATCCGCGCCGCGTTAATGTCCGTCACCGAACTAAACACCGCGCGACCAAGCTGCGCAGCGGCAAGGGATGAACGGGTTGCCGACATAAAGCGGGCAAAGCCGGGATGACGTGGCGCATTCACCCGGCCAGTGTATCGAGCATAAAGACTTTTGGCTGTCTCGGTCGATCCGTGCGCCTTGCTCTTAGGGCCGTGACGCAACGCCTCTATTCTTTTGGCGCTGTCGATAAGGTGCTGAAAGCCAAGGTCGGGGTTGGGACCGAGAACCTCCATCCGGGCGATGTCCATTGCCATACTGTCAATGTGACCCATCATAATCCGAAAAATGTCCTGACCGCGCCCAAATTCCTGATTGTATTCAAGCCAAGCCTGCGCGTCCTTGAATTTGAAAAATCTGTGATCGGCCTTGCGGTTGTAAAGCGCCGACCCTCGGTTGCCCGGCTTCTTCCGTGTCCATCCGTCAGTACGGGCCGCGTGGAAAGAGCTATGCAAGTGCTTCTCAATCGACCGAGCGGTGAACGGCAGGCCGGTTGTTTCGTCAATCATATTGACCAGATCAAGTCGCGGCAAAATGAAGTCGCGCCAACCTTCAAACCCAGCCTTAACGATTGCCCGCGCATCGTGAAACTGCGGCAACCCCCAATCGGCTCGCTTTGGAATATGGCCACCGGCTGCGTTAAACCGGGTGCGCAATTCCTCGAAAACGCCTGACGCTACCCGCGCAAAATCCCGCGCCCGAACATTGCCGCTTGACCCGCCGAATATCTCGGTCGCCACGTCATCAAGGAGCGCCTTGTTTCGGCGAACCGTGAACATTGTCGAGCGAAACGCCTTGATTGCGTCAGTCATTCGGCCCCGCATTTTGCCAACAATAACATCCCGCCGCCCAACCAGTGTTTCACCGCGAGCGCCAAGGCGTTGCTCTACAACGTCTTTTGCAAACGCGCCCGCGTCCTCCACATTAAAGATGTTTTTGTGCGTGGTCATGCGCGACAGGTTGCGCTGCGCGGTCGCCGCCTGCAATTGACTGACGCGACGGCGCTGTGCCGCCATTGTTTTAGCCGCTTTCAAGACAGTACGCGCGGTCTGCGCTTGGGCCTGCGTGTGGCCCATGTTGTTGCGCATTGACGCAAATACGTTGTCGTATTCTTCCAGTATCACCCGCGCCCGCGCTGGATCAATATCGCCCGCGTCTACCGCTCGCTTAACGCAATCCTGCCAACTCATAAGCACAACTCCACTTGCTCTATAAACTCGTCGTCAGCATCCAGCTCATCCGCCAACTCTTGCCGCGAGATAGTGCGAACCTCAAGATCGCCGTCAGCATTTCGAAACTCGGCCACCGGAACCTCGTCAAACATATCAGCTTGCGCACGGGCAACATCATCAAACAGCCCGCCCGGCGCATCAGCGCCACCACGCAAAGGTGCCGATTGCAACGCCTCTAGTCGATCAAGCGGTGTGATCGGCTCAACGCCCTCAATTAAGAACTGGTCGCCTGCCGCAGTTCCCTCGCTCGCCTGATCGTTGAGCGCATCACCTCTGTTGGCAGGCGATCCCTGTCCGCGTCCCGGTAAATCGTAACCGCTTCCCGTGAGGGGGTTTTCACCCTTTTGGCCGCTGATTGGCTTTGTTTCGGTTTTCGGTCCGTTGTTGTCGATTTCGGCATATCCTGCCTCCTTGCCTTCGTTTCTCAACGTGAGAAAAGTTTCATGGGGTTTTACCCCCACATCATCCAAAACCTTTGGCGGGATTAGCCGCCCGGTGTTTACAAAACGCAACATCATGCGCCTGTAAGCGGCTCGCGGTGAAACATCCATACTGACAATTCGCACCTTGTAACCGGCATTTCTAAACCGTTGCGATGTAGCTCTAATAGATGACGGGTTGGAGCCGACTTTTGGATAAACGATATTTGTTCCATCCTCAATCATCGCTGCCTCAAGCCAGAACGTCAATTCCGCCCCTTCTTCATGCACCGCATTAGAGCCAATGCCGCCACGAAATTCCGGGATTGTCTTTTTGATGTCGTCTGCGTCAACTATTGCAGCGCCGCGAGCCAGAGCTATGTTGTTGGCAATCGTTGATTTGCCAGACGCCGGTGGACCCAAAACGATTGTGACCTCTTTGTCAGCACGAACGCCCGTAAACTCTGCACCAGTTTCGCCAGACGCCAGTTGTTCCGCTCGATCTATCCACCGGGCAAGCGCCTGATCTGTGCCAACAACTTCCACGCCGTCAAAGTCATAGACCCTGTTATCGTGCCACGCCTGCGTGGCGTATCTCGGAAATGTCGAGGTTTCCGGCAGCGCCTCCATGTCAGCGATTGCCTTTGTCACAGCCGGGTGACTGTCTATTGTCGCGCGATCTGCACCAGCCGCGATAACATCCCCTAGATCGGCCCGCGCCTTTTCGTCCGGTGAAAACCCCTCGCGCAAATCGTCGTTCTCGGCAATCCGCGTGGCCTCGATCTGGTCAGCCACGCCCGCACCGGCTGGATCGTCAAAATCTAAGTTGGGATCAGGTGGTTGCTCGCCCGCATCAACAGATTTCGCGCCTTGTCTTGGTGTGCGAGCTTCAAGCCCAGCGATACCATTTCGCTGAACCTCTGTTCTGACAGCGGTGGCAACGGCTTCGGCTGCGTCCTTGAGGCGACCTTTTTCTTTATACGCTTTCGCTTGGGCATTGAGTGCCTCCGATATTGGCCCGGCTCTATGGGCTGTTTTTTGAATGACCGCCAGCGATTGCTCAACCTCTTGTCGGGTCTCCCGGTTGCCTGTGCGGTCCAGTATGTTTTCGCGGCCTGTCTCAACCCTGTCCGCTTCATTGTCCAGTGTGCGAAACAGATTACGATCTTCCCGCAAAATCCGCATAGCCCGCTCAAGCACTTTGGCCCGCTCAATAAAAAGGCTCTCAACCACCTCACTGTCGCCAAACAGGTCTTTGGTGGTTTCCCGCGCAACAGGCGTTTCAAGCGCCTGCGCCACAATGCTTTCAGCCTGTGCAGTTGTTTCCGGGTTTGTCTTTTCCAGCAACCGGGCGATAGGGCCGTGCATTTCAATATCTTCGACCTTACGCCCAATCATGGCCGCGAACCGCTCCGGTATAACCTCGTTGATAAACAGATCAAACGCCTCGTCTGACAGGCGGGATAATTCTTTGGCGCGGACAATACCCGGCCCACTTGGCAACTCCGAAATCGCCTCCGGGGCAATGCGCAGAACCTTGGCCGCGTCCCGCGCCATCGCGCCTGTCAGGCCGTCCGCGCTTTCCGCGATGTTTTTCATGGCCGCAATGACGCGCATATCGTCAATCGAAAATCCGTCAACTTCCTTAAACACCCTCGCGGCGAGTTTAATGTCCTGTCCCGGATCAGCCGCCATAAGACGATTTGCCAAAGCAACGCGCTGGTGGCCGTCCGCAATCGCCCGACCGCCGTCAGCGTATTCATAAACCAACGTGATCCCTGCCCGCTCCGGCATCCATTTCTTGATCTTCAACAGCTTTTCCGTGACGCCGCCGGATGCAACGGTCGCGCTCTTGAATTGGAAGCGATCAGGCTGCACCAGCAAATCACCGGGCGCAACCTCTTCAATCTCGCCGCCTAAGATCGTTTTTAAGGGCCGTGTGGCGGCTGTTGGGCGATCAGGCACTGGAACCTCAGAAAAGTTGTCAGCCGCCACACGCGCCGCAGATTGCCTTGCCTGCGCCTCATTTACAGCCGCAGGGTCGCCATCTGGCGCGGCAACGGCTTCATCCTCCAAATCATTGATGATTGCCCGCCCTACAGCCGGAGCCTCTGTGGCAATGTCATCGGTCAAATTTTCGGCCAGCGCTTTTTCTGCCGCCCGCGCGTCTGCGATTGCCCGCCCGCTACGCGCCAAACCACCAAGCAGACCACCCAACATTGCCGTTGCAAGGACCGCCGTTGTCGCGCTTTCCTCTGGTAAACCAAGATCGCGCATGAATTGATTTCGAAACGCAACAGCCGGAACCTCACTGCCACCAGCAACAGCGGCCTCTATCATCATTGTCGCGCCAATCCCCATACGCGATGTTGCGCCAATCGGCAGGGTCAGTATGACCTCCGCATTGTCCATGCTTGCAGACAGTTCGCCCAGAAAATCCGCCACCCCACCAAAACGCCCACCGCGCTCAATTATATCTGTTCTGACGTGATACCGTAAACGCGCCTCGGCCTCGAATTTTTCCCGCTGTTGGTCAGCGCTTATGCCCTTCATGTAGTCCGGGCGCGGCTCGCCCAACGCATCCAGCTTTTCGAGCGCTGCCTGATAACGGTCAACGTCATTGGTCCAAGCCTGCAACGCCTGCCCGCCAAGGAACGGGCCAAAATCTTTAAGCTCAGACCTGATTGCATCAATCTCCGGCTGACCTTGGCGGCGATCCAAAACAGAAAGAACGTGCAATTTCAGCCCGCCGCGTATTCTATGCTCAAGCCGTTCGCGCGATGAAATCTCAAAAAACTCTTGCGCCCGGTAAAACGACGCCTGTTGAACCTCGCGGAATGTTGTGACCGGCCCGCGCGTGAGACCTATAGGCTCTTTGGTGAACTCAAGAAGTCCGGTCATTCCTTCTCCAATTCAATCATATCAAACGTGACAACCCCACCGCCCTCAATCGAAAACGCATCGCCCCACCTGTCGATTGGCAAATAGGTCGTGCCACCAAGCGGCTTCATCTGGTCGATACTTCGCCGCAGCGCGGCAGGCGAAAAAGTGTGTTCCTTGGCGCTCACCACCGTACCGTGGCGGGACATCCATCTTTCCAGATTAGAAACATCCAGCGCCGCCTTGAACCGCTTGCGATCCCAGCCCGGCGGCGCAATTGTATCAAAGCCCATTGTTGAGATTACCCCGCCTGTACCGTCCTGTTGACGGCCAAGGGCAATCTGATAACCAGCCTCCAAGTCAAAGGGGGACACAGCGGTTTCACCCCGCGCCAAGGCAAGGCCGCGCCCGTACAACTTGGCTGTTTCGTCCACGTTTTTCAGCGCCGTGCCTGTCAGATAATTCTGCACCTGTATTTCGGACATCACCCCGCTGCGGCCAGCGAGCATATCAATGGTTGAAGTCCCTTCAAGCGCCACATCTGCGCTGCCGCGCAAGATCGTTTCTGCCGCTGTCTGGTTCCCGCCAGCATAGACAGACCCAGAGATAAACAGAGCAGGCGAGCTTTGGCCCATAGCCTCGAATATCGCATTTGCCTGATCGACACCAAGGCCAGCGGTGACGCCCAAAAACGCGACCTGTGCCGCAACGCTCGCATCCTCAAAGGCTGCCGTAATGGCAGAGATTTCATGCGCTTCCAGCGGCACAGGGTTTTCAAATCCTTCCCGTGCGACCGGCTCGGCAAGAGCGGCAACGCGCGAAACAATAACGGCCCCAACATCCGCAAGCGTTTCGGCACCCTCAAAACTGTCAAGCGCGATCCCGCGCGAACTGGCAAATTCCACTGGTTTGGTTCGGGCCAGTTCTGTCTGGTGCTCACTGAACCCGGCAAGTCGCTCTAACAGCGCCGCCTGTCGGGCGTGTATGCGGGTAAATTCGCCACCCTTGGCCGCGATGTTGGCGAGACGTTCTGACGCGCCCTCAATGACCTCATGTCTCTGTTGTGCGGTAAAACCTTGCTCCGCCATCATTTCAACTTGTTTGTGAAATGCTTGTGTGTCCCGGATTTCCGCAATCAAATCCGCATTGCCCTGCGCATCATCAATCAATTGTTCGTAATTCACCTGATCTGACGAAGTGCCGTCCCGGATAGACTGATCCACCAGCGGCAGGCCAATAGTCTCGGCATCCACCCCATCCAACAACTTTTCGTATATCGGCATCAAGCGGGCCAGCACCTTGCCCTCGGCCTCAATATCAACCCCGCCCAAATCAACAATCGCACGCGCATCCGCGCCAACCTGATCCATGTAAAGACGCAAGTTTTCGGCATCCATCCCGTGCGTGGCCACATAGCTGTCAGCGATATAGAGTTGCGTTTCCAGTTTTTCCAGCAACGCCGCATCACCGCTGGCATCCGCACGCATCTGGGCGCGAACAGCCTCCGGCACAGCAATAGGCTGGCCACCCTCGTCGGACATGGTGATAAATGCGTTGATCGTGTCCGTAAACCCGGTCTCAACCTGACCGCGGACGGCCTCTGCCGCCGCCCGTTTTCTGGTTTCGGCGGTATATGCGCGGGTGCGCATTGTCTTTAGAAGTTCAAGGCTTTCCTTTGCGCCAAGCGGCGAATTGCCAGAATAAACCAGCCCCGCAAATTCCTCCACGAAGGCGGACGGGTTTTCGGTCTGACCAAACTGCGCCTCAATCATCAACCGAGAACCAGCTTGCGCCGTCTCGGCCAAGCTCTTTTCAATGCCCTTGGCTGTCAGTGTTGCCATGCGTGTCGGGTCGGCTTTGAATTGAACGCCGCCGACCTCAAATTCACCACGCGGCCCAAACCGCGAAAGTTGATCCAACGACAGGTTCATGGCGTCATCAAGTTGCTGGGCGGTCGCGCCTGAAATAGCCAGCGTTTCAATCGTGGTTCGCCCAACCGCCAAAGCCTCGTCAGTTGCCGCCCGGTGCTGGGCGCGGACCCGTGCTGCCGCCACTGCCGCCGTCCGCCGTGTCGCAACATCGGCACCCCGGCGGAAAGCCTCGTCAAAATCTATCGCCAATCCCGGCAATTGCGTTTTAACTATCTCCGCCTGCATTTCGCCTTTGATTTTTTCCAGTTGGGCTGTAAGCGCACCGACATCGCCATTCGCTGACAGCATCGCCGCCGTCAGGCGTTTATCCAAATCCTCCATTGTGCGCGTTGTGATGATTTTGTCAGCGGCACCCATGAAGGCTGCGGATTTTACCGTGAAGGCGTGGCGCGGCTCAAACGTGTTGTTGTTGATCTGCGCAAGCGCTTCTTCTTCACCAAGCCGCTGTTGTTCGTCTACAACGGCGGGCCGAATAAAGTCACGCGCCTTTTGGAAGCCCGCCGAAATTGCGTCCATTGTGCGCTCTGGGCCACGACCTAATTCCGGGCGTGGAGCCGGGCGGGTTCCCTCGGGCAGAAACGGCCCATATCTGCGAACCTCTGCCATTAGATCACCCCGTCAGCCTAAATTCATCAACCAGTATGCCGCCAGCGTTAAGCAGTCCGCCCGTGAACGCCGCCCGGCTTTCCGACATCAAGCCGCGACTTCGCAGCCGGGCCATACGGGCGCGGCGTTGCGTATTTTTCCTTGATATACCAATGCGCCTTGTCGCCTCGCGCCGTGTCGCCTCACCTATATTTACTGGTGTACCAACTCCAACATCAAGACCATTGGCCAATTGAACAACCGTCTGATCCGCGCGTAAAGTCTCAAATTCTCGCGCCAAATCACGCGCCCGTTCGGCACCCGCAAGTTCCTCGTCCTGCGCCTCTATTTCCGCAAACTTGGCTTCCTGTTTTAGCCGCGATCTTTCTGCCGCGCCCTTGCCTATAGCAGCGAATGCAGAGCCAATTGAAAGCACCGTTGAAACTGTTGAAAGCGCACTCACAGCGCCCGCTGCCGGGGCGATTGCTGCGCCTATAGCCATGAACATTGTTGCCATTTTAAAACCTCACATCATACGTTAGAGACCGCAAGTGCCACGCCGCAGGTTCTGTTTGCGATAATTCTAAGTGCGGCTCAACCTCCCATGCGCCAATGCCCTTTTCCCTGAACGCCTCTGTCACCAGAGTGTCTGCAAGAACGGCCTCAACCCGCCGCTCACTTTCTCTGACATTGATCGTGTTCCCCGCGCGATCCGTAATATTTGCACCAGCCCGGTCCTTCACAATAAGCGACACGGCGACAACAGATTTTTCGTAAGTCATAGGCAGTTCGTGGCTGGCCCGACCTTCAAATCCAATTGTTGCCGTCAGGGTCTTGCGCCAATCCATCAGAACCGAGTGGATACGTTGGCGCTTCATTGTCGGGCTGACCTGTCCCGCCGCTTTATAGGTGTGAAGGCGAATTGTCGGCAATTGCGCAAAGCCAATTTCCGCCTCGAAATCAAACCGCCCACTCGACATAACAATTTCATCATCAGCCACATCGTAGGTTCCAAGAGGCAAGCCATCGCCAGACACAAACACCGTGTCCTGATCCAAGTGCGCCCCATCCGTCAGCGTCGGAATTGTATCAGCCCGCAGATTAACGCGGATCAACTCGCCCTCGGTCAGGGATAAGACAGTCAAGGTGATTGTTTGGGCTGACAGGTCAACCGTGTAATCGGCTGACGCTACCCGCGCCCAATCAACAGTCGCATCTGTCCTGTACCAAACGGCAACATCCGAAGTGGAAACCGGGCTGGTGAACGTGTAGGTAAACACGGTCTGCGCTTCCGAGGCCACAAAGTCGTCTATATCTGGGTTGGCGATTTTGACGCTGCAATCCGTCAAATAGTTCTCGTCAAGTTGCTCAAGATAAAAGCGTGCCACCGCCGTTGATGGATCCCCGACAACGCGCTCCACCACCGCGAAAGCCTCTCCGGCCTGCGATGTAATAAACGCTTTTGGTGTGGCTGCCGCAGTGCGCCCGCCCTCGACTTTAATTCTGGTAAAGCCTGAAATCTGCAAGGCGCGGTCGATTGTTACCTGCGTGGCCAAGACGGTCTCGCCATCTTCATCGGTGCCGGTGTTGGCAATCAACAAAAGGTCCGGCTGGTTGTCACCCGTTTTGCGTTTGAAGGCCATAGACCGTGGCGCTGCTATCCTGTGGCCGGACAGGAATGAAATTGATTGCGCTGTATAGCTCTGCTCCGCGTCCGAAAATAAAAACTCTCGCAGGCTTTGGCCGTCCCGCCCAACGAACAACGTGGCACCCTGTACATCAACGGGCCGTGTTTCCTCTTGTGACCCAACCCGCGTGGCAATCGGCAGGGCAATGTTGGCTGGCGTAATCGGTTCGTCCGGCACATATAATTCAAGGGCTGACGTGAATATTTGCAAATTACGGCCAGCGTGAATGTTGAGAATGGTCACTTGTTCGTCAGTGTCAGCGCGGGCGATAATGGGGCTGGTTGAAACCGGGTCCGCGTCCAACTTGAAATCAAACAGCGCACCCGCACGGGAGCCAATAAGCAAATCCGGCACGCCCTTAAATCCGCCCATCCAGTGACGGCCTCCATAGAACGTGCCGCAGCGCGGATACCCGCGTGCTGCCGACCAGAGCGCGGCGAAATGTTTAAGCCCGGCCTGTTTGCGGCTCACAACCGCCGTGCCGGTGCCAATACCAAGTGACACAACCAGCAAGGCCCACGGCTGCACCCCGTCATCGCCAACAAACTCGATAAAGTAATTATCGCTACTGCCGTCCTGCGTCACGGTCACGTCTGTTATTCCGGTTAAGCCCTCAATCGCGGCTGTAAAGGCGGTTATGTTGGTGGCAGGCGTAGCGCTCCAAGCGGATAACGCGCTGATTTCTCCATTAAATTCGAAGTAAACCGTGTCCGAAACCGACATCCCCGTGAAGGTCGCGTATTGCTTTTCATTCACCCCTCCCGTGGTTGCGTCGTCAAAGCTGAAATCGGCGGTGGTGGTAAAGGTCACGTCATCCGAACGCCATTCTGCGGCACCACTCAGGTTTTGGATGATTTGTGGTGCCACGTCCTCATGGTAAAGAATTGCCGTTGACAGGCGTGCATTGACTGAAATATCGCGCAATTGCGCGGACGTGTACGGCATAAATAACGACGCAACCCACGCGCCAGCCGAAAGCTCATAAACGTCCGCGCTGTTGCCGGTAATAAGAACGCCATACTCGTTGTTAATATCAGCCGAAATACGCAGCTCCGCAAATTCATCTTCTTTGGTGGCTGTGTCCTCTGTCCAAAAGTCTATCTCTGATATGGAAAGCTCCGCCGTGGTCATGTCCGTTGTGCCTGCCCTCACAATCCGCCAGTAGCGATCCGTTCCCATGTTGGACGCCGGAGCAACGGCAAATCGCCGATTATAAGCGACGTTGCCGACCTCTAGCGTGTCCCGTATTGTCCATGCGGCATTATCGGATGATGACTGCAACTCTACGTCCTCGTTATCCAGTGACGCAGGCAGGCTGGTGAAAAACAAGTCTTTGGCATCAACAGCCGCGACCGCGTTGGCAAGGGTGGTTCCAAAATCAATATGCAGCAAGACATAATCATCCTCGGTTCCAATTGCGCCAGTTGTCAAAACAACCGTTGACCTGTCGTTGTCTGTGGCGTTCCCCGCCGTGCCGCCGTTGGGCGCTGTTATCGTTGCTCCGCCGGTACTGATTGCCGACATGACACCGCGCAATCGCGCCCTGTACCGCCAGCCATCCCGACGCCTTGCGCCCGCTTCCGGCAGGACAACGACATTCTCCAACAGACGGGCGGAACTGTAAAAAAACGTAATATCCTCGCGGCTAAAGAGATTAGGCGCAAACTCACCGCTGGTATAGTTGGTTTGAACGTGGCGACCGTCTGGCATTATCAGCCCCCGCCAAAGCGGGCCTCGGCTGCGGGATCGTGTCCGTCAACCAAAGCCTCTGTTGGCGATCCAAGAAGATCGGCTTGCACTGCCGATTTGAAATATCCGCCGCGCTCGCTCTCGCTCGGCGAGCCGCCTGCAAGCCTGTTGTGGTGTTCTTCTTTTGACCTGTTTTCTGTGATTGGCAGCGCCAGCGTTGCGGCCAGTTTTTCCACCGCCAGCTTGACAAAGAAGCCCGGCCACAGGCTTTCTGTTTTGCGGGCGGTGTACTCAATTACGCAAACCGTGTCGTTTGTAAGAATGTGACGCGCCTGAATTTCATAATTTGTATGTGGCCGTGATCCAACAGCCGTGGAGCGATAAACCTTGATTGGTTGACCAACCATTTCAGTCTGCGCTGTCGGCATTATGAAGCCGTTTGTCCATTCGGTCACTGGTGTAAATGCGCCGTCCACCGTCAGCGCCACCCGTTTACGCGCCCAGCGCCACTTGTGCATCGCCAAGAGCGACAGGATTGTATCCTCATAAAGATTGTTGACTTTGCCGGACGTGTTTTCACCAGCCGCGATTGACGTAATATCAGGTTCACCAAGGCGGGCCAGTGCTGCGTTTGCTACTGCCAACTGATTTGCGGCCATCGGTGCATCCCCTTTGCTTTAAGAAAACGGGCCGGAGTTTCAACCCCGGCCCGCCCCACAGACAACCCCCAAGCGGAAAGAATGAAGGCCGGTCTAACCTTATTGGGCAAGAACCCGAACGCGCAAGGTTGCTGACGCAAGGTCCAGCGTGCCGCCGCTTTCGTTGTTCATAACGACCTCAACCGTGTCAGCCGCGGAAACGTGGCAGGACATAATCATGCCCTGCAAATCCACGCTCAGAGAACACATGGCGAAGTCGCCCAGCACGGCCCCGGTGACAGTAACGGCCTCGATCGCCGTTGCCCCGTCTACCAAACTGCCCCAATCTTTTGTTTCAGAGCCTTCATAAGACCCCTTTTCTGAAACGCGGGCAATGGTGACAACATTGGTCGCCGATATTGCAGACACGTAACAGTTAAAGTTGCTCGCCGACGCGCTGACAAAGATCACATCGCCCACGGTCAACAGGCCAGCAACGCCATCGAAATAGCTTGCCGCCTCAACCGTGGCCTGCGTGTCGCTGCCAGCATCATAAGCGAAGATTTTGTGACCGGCACCAGAGCCTGCCAAGTTTTCAAAGTTCCGTTGTGTAAACGCCATGATTAAGCCTCGTGCGTTAAAAGTTCAACGATACCAAGCGCGTCAATGTCAATGACGCCCGCCTTGAGAATGCCGTTGGCAAGCCATGCGGTTTTTTGTGGTATCCAATCCACCGAGGTTTTGAACCCCAGCGCTTCGGCCAGACCCATAGACGATTTGGCGTATGCGAAATTCATCCGGGAATTTGATGTCAGATCAAGTCCGCCCTCAGAGCGGGTGGCGATCCACTTGAAATCAAAACCCATGTATGAATTGATTTGGCCATTCACCAACGCTCGCACGCTCGCGTAATCGGCGCTGGTGGCCTCGCTGTCGCCAAGCAACCCCTCTTTTGAGTGGTGCGAACCGGCGTAACACCACGGCTCGTCGTCGCCGACGCCTTGGTCACCCAGCAGCCGTGAGGCTTGGCGCAGTTTGGTAAGGTTCAGCGACGTGTCGGTCCCGCCGACGCTTTTGGCAACTGTCAGCGTGGTGCTGGCAGCCTCCAAGCCGTCGATGATAAGCTGATCTTCCCGTCGCGTAATCGCGCCCGCGATTGCCTTGGCCAAAGCGGCCCGCTCAGAAACATTGGTTGCGGCATCATCAAAGATGTCGGTGTATTCAGCCGCGTTCCAATCTTCCAGCGTTGCCGTTTGATTGGTGTGGGCCAAGTTCATTGGCACAACATCCGTTTGGGGGACGCGAACCGTGGCCAAACCCGCACCCAGCTTTGGAAAGCGGTAGGTTGAGGATTTGGTGTGGCGCAAGACAACGGTATCCCGAAGTTTACCCATGTCTTGGTAGGCGTGCTTGATTTCACTGGCAAAGCCAGCGATTGCAGCCGCTGATAATGTCGTTGACATTTTTTAACTCCATAAGGTTTTCAAGGTTTTAAAACCGAGTGCCTTTGGAATTAGGGCCTGTGACCGGGTGCCGTCATCGTGCAGGGTCTGCGTTTTGACGGGACTATAAGCAGATTATTTGCGGTCTGTCAAAGGGGCAGGTTTATACCACCCTGCGATCAGGCCCTTTCGAATATATTTGGCAAGATGTTTGATCTGTGTCGCCATAACCCGGTTGTGCTGGCTCCGGCTGCGTTCCAGCGCCAGTACATCATGCGCGTAATGCCGCACAGTGTCGTTTACATCCGCGACTGTTGGGCAACGGCATAATGCCGTCTTAATCTCCGCAACAATCCAATCATCCGGCTCGGTCAAAGCGCCGTGATAACTGAATTGGCAGGGGCTGTGCCGTAGGCGGTTTCAAACATCTTTTCAGCCTTTTTAATGGCGTTGTCCCGCTCCGCCCCCGGCTTCATGCTCAGAGCCGCAGCGTGCGCTGCCTCGGCATCCCCCGGCGTCACGCCAGCATCCGCGTTGTTGGTAAGTGGGATTGGCATTTCGCCAACATACGGTGCCATCATTCGCTGAAATAGCGCCGTGGATTGGGCTGTCCCAACCATTTCGTTAAACTCGTCCCGATCATCCTCTGTTGCGGTCCCGTTCTCAATGCTTTTGTCAAATATACCACGATTGAAATCAACCATCGCCTGCGCGGTTTTTTCGCCGCCAGTCATTTCGGCAAGATCAGCAAATTCGGCGTTGGCGGAAATCTCGGATTGTTTTTCCGGCGATATACCGATTGGTATCCCCGCCTCGGCTGCAAGCTCTGTTCCCTTACGGATGAACGTCGAGAATTGCTTTTCGCCCATGCCAACCTCAAGCGCCGCCGTTTTGAAAGCGTCCATTATCGGCTGGCTTTCTTTGCTGTTTAACTCGGCAGCGATGGTGTCATCATCGCCTTTGGCCTCGATCTTGTAACCGTCGATATTGTCCGGCACCTTGCCGTCGCTGTCCGTCTTGCGGTTCGCAATCTGGTCGCGTGCGCCTTTGTAGGCTTTGGACAGACTATCGAGTGTATCCTTGTCGGTTTTGCCATACAAATGATCTGGCAATCCGTCCGGGCGGTATGGCCCGCCGTCGCCGTCGTTGTCGTCGCTGTTATCGCCTTTGTCGCCGTCGTTGTCGTCGCCGTCTTGCTTGTCGGTGGCCTTGTCCATAATGCTTTCGCCGCCGTCATCATTACCCTTGTCGCCGTCGCCGTCGCCGTCGCCATCCTCTCCGGCTGGGGAAAAAACGGGCTGTTGAAGGCCCAGCATAAATTGTTCGAAAGTCATTTCATCATTCTCCGCTTGGGGGTTTTGTCCCTGTTGTTAATTTTGCTGTTTGACCGGCGCTGGTGGCGCTGGTGGGTATAGAACCCGGTTTACCGCGTTGTGAAAGTCCAGCGAAATCTGTTCCATTTCTTTAATCGCAGGCCAGTCAGCAACACGGTTGCCGGTTTCGTCGTCCTGATACATGAAGCGATCAAGCTCTTTCAGACATTCTTTGGTCACGTCCCGCATCCGGTTCGCGGCCTTGGTTATTCTGCGCTGATGTCCGCGACGTTTTACGCTGCGTGCTGTACTGTCGGAGCGGTCGATCAAGGCTTTTTTTCCTTGCTCTGCCACTGCCTCCGCCGCTTCATCGTCAGTCAGTAATTTCCGCGTCGGCGAGCCGTCATTTGCCTTTGCCTTTGCCTTTGCCATTGTCTTAGCCTTCCTTGTTGATTTCGAGTTTATCTTCAATATCAAAGTAGACCGCTGCCATTCCCTCGCGGAAAAAGCCCGCCTCGGCCCCTGATCCCGGCACAAACCGGGTCACATGCACATATCGCAAGCGCATATCCTCTAGCACAGCCCTGCCTGCCGGTGTGTTAAAACACGCCCGGTAGGTTTCGGCCATAGCGTTTACTGCTTCACGCCGTTTGTCGTCCGGCGAAGTTGTCCCATCCATCGTCGCCCGGAATGCGGTCATTGACGCATCATCAAACGCGGGCTTATTTCTTGGCCTCGCCATGTTCATGCCGCAGCCTCCATTCCTTGTTTCTCAAGACGCTGAACCTCTGCCGTGGCAGCGCCCGGCTCCGCTCCGGCTTCCTGCGCCTTCAATTCAGCGGCTGTGGCCTTGAGTTTTTCGCGCACGGGCTGCGGGTTCATGTGTCTTTGGTCAATGTCCATAAGCTCCGCAACATCATCCATGATGCTTTCCATATTGACCATGAGGTGTTGAAACTCCGGCCCGCCAACCTGACCAAGAAGCTCCACAAAGTTAATCAGGTTTTGAACCTCATTCATCGCCTCGGCCTTGGCGAGCGGGGAAGTCATTTTGACCCGGATCAGGAATTGGTCAATATCAACTGCCAGTCCGGCTGGCATCAATTGCTTGCTGTCCAAAATATCAACACAGCGCTGCACAGCCGGAACCACAAATTCACCGTGCAACCGACCAAGCCCGCCAGCCGCGTCGGCGATCAACTCCCGAATGCGCTCAACAAACTCTGTGGCGCTGCGCACTGGCCCCGCCTCGCTTGGCAGCGAATTGTCGCCCAATACCTTTTTGATATTTTCGTGCAGCTTTTCGAGCAACACCTCACCAAAGCCCAGCGTTGATGGGTTTTCAAGTCGCATAAGGCTCGGGCCTTGCGGTCCGCCATTACTGCGAACTTTGATAACCGAGTGCGGCTTTAAAACCAGAGACTGCGCATCGTTTACCAGCGCATCGTCGGTGCTTGTCCAAATACCACCGACCGTAATCATGGCTGACCGCAGCGTAAGTTCCACGATTTTGTTGGCGGTTCTCACGTCCGGCAATGCGAATATACCCGGACCCCGGCCCATATTCTCGCCCGCCAGCACCATATTGCGCGGCGTAATGAACGGGCTGGAAATATATTGCCTGCTGACAATCCGTTCGTTCTTGTTGTCCGAAATTTTGGCGTGGACCTCATACCGGAATGGCCGGTCTTTTTTCTCTTTGATGTCGTGATCCCGATAGCAAATGATGCAAAGATCAACGTCTGGCGGGTCTGTCATTGCCGCCTTTTCGGTCAATAGCTGACCAAGTTTCGCGTCCTTCCACATCCGCTGAATGTCATCGGCTTTTTGCGTGTCCCAAAAAAACCACTTATCAACAATGCCGTTTGGTCCCTTTTGTGGCCAGAACGTGCCAAGCGGCATTGACGTGAAGATCACAGGCGGACCAATCAAATCCTCATTGGGCATCATCATCATGCCACCCATGCCTATCTGGTAATCAAGATAAACCTCATGGCTGGTTGTGGCAAAGCCCGGCCCTTGGAACACGGCCTGCGTAATCGCCGTTGAGGCCTCCAGCTCCGCAATAACCTGCTTTTTGCTTTTGCCGCCCGTGAAGTTTGCAAAGACTTCTTCGGAAATCAATTTCACCGCCGGGCCAAGCTCAATTTCGTAAAACGGGCTTGATTGCGGCGTGAAGTCTGACGAATACCGATTGGCTGACCGGATCAGGGATATTTGCGCTTGGCCGTCCCAATTGATCGCTGGCTTTTGTTCGCCATCAACCCGCCCGTCAATAATGTTGCGGTCTGGGAAATACAGGTCCATCGCCTCGCGGTAGATCGTATTCGCTGCGGATTTTTCGGCCTCGGCTTTTTTGACGCGGCGCTTGACCTGCGATTTGCTCCATTGCGCCATGTCAGCCGCCTATAATTGGCTGCGCTCGCATCACGGGAACACCCGATCTGGTGGTGCGAGGGGCGCGGGCTTTGGGGGTTTCGACCTTCTTAGGCTTGCTTTTGTTTCGACGGCGGGCCAGTCGTTGTGACCGCGTTCTGCCGTTCTTGTCAGATACCTCACCGACCAAAAACGCGCGGCCTTTGCGTTTAAACAGGCGCTGTTGTTCGCCGCGCTGCGTTGACCGCGCGGCCTCCTCATTCTCTCGCTGCGTTGGGTTGTCAGTAATGCCAGTGGCTGGTTCTGGCGCAGGATCAACCTTTCTGCGCCTTGTTGGTTGGCCACCGCCCTGTCCGCGTTCCCGAGATAATGCGGGCGGCTGGTTTTGCCGGTGTCGCGCCTGTTGTTCGTGCGCAGGCTTTACGCCCGGCCTTTTCCCCTCTCTGCGCCTTGGTTGGCCACCGCCACCGACCGCGCCGCTGGCGCTGCTCATGGTTTTTTCCACATATAAAGGCTCATGTCGTATCCTCCCGGACTAAGGCTATCCGCTGGGCCGCAGTCATACTGGAAATTGAACGCTCTGGCAAATGTTATAGCTACAGCATCATCAGACCTGATCCACGCCCGCAAAACATCGTAAGGGCCGACATGCTCAAATGACCGCCAGCGCTTAATCAGCGGACGCATAGCCAAGGCCGTCAGACCAACACCGGGAAAACCAACGAACCAACCCCGCCTGTCTCCGTCAGGAACCACCATTGCCGCCGCAATCAGCCTGCCGTCATCGGTCTCTAGGCACCATTGCCATCTGGCGTTCTGCAAGCCTGTGGCGATGGACCTGTATTGCGCATAGCTTTCATCAATCGTTCTTTGATCGTTTTGTTGCGACAACATGGCCGGTAGGGTCTGTGTCCCCGCCAGACGTTGGAATAACTTCGCCATACCCTTCATCCCCCGGTGATCGACCGCTTTCATCCTGCCGGACAACCGGCCTTGTGGCCTTTGTTTTGACATCCCCGCTTACCATGCGCTGGGCATCAGCCCCGCCGTCAATGTGTTCCGGCTTTAAGTCGATAAAAAACTCTTGACTGTCCGCCCTGATCCACAGCCCCGGCTTGACGGGTAATTGTTCAGCCTGTGTGACGCGCAAGAACGTAGTCCGGCGTATGTGAATGCGGCCCTGACTGTCCAACCTCACGCTTTCCGGCCAAGGCCATGCGTCATTATCCACCACGACAAAGCGCGGCAACATCGCCACATTGCCCTTGCAGGCGGCAAGCAGTGTTTTACGGCTTAAATCAATGTTGATGTCAGTCAAAGACATTAAAATCCCCTCCACCGGCTGTCACAACAACGGCCTTGTCTGACTTGCGCCGCCCGCCGATCCTCTCAAACTCGCCCATACCAAGCAGACCGTAGCCACCGCCGTCACATGGATGTGAGTAATCATTCTTGACTGGCTTGTCAGAGAACGCAACCTCACCCGAGACCTGATAACGCTTGTAATGCCACGCCCCTGCAAGCCCTTTGCGAAACTTCGGGCAGCGCTCCGCCGACACCAGCAACCCCGGCTTGCCGTCAATAATGCGCTCGCACGGCCCAGCCAATGCGGCAATCCTCATTTTCGGGTCTTGGCTTGGCGCGGGTCTACAGTCAAACCCGTGTTCAGCCCGAAGATAATCAAAGCTCGCGGTCTCGAATATTTCATCCCGGCTAACCCCGGCTGGATCACCCCAAAACGTGCCTATTTTGCCTTCCGTCACTTGTTTGGGGAAATGCTTCACCAAGTAGCTCGACACCAACTCGCCGAACCTCTTAACACCCATATCATAACAAACGACCTCGCCTTGCGCCAAGTGATTGCCGCGCGGGTGGCGTTGAAAAAAAATGGCGCTGGGCTGTAGCGTGCCGCCGCCAATATCCATTCCGACAACGACTTCTTCATCCTGCAATATCGCCATGCCTGAAATAGCCTGAGTGGCGTCGTGGTACTGTGGGACGCAGCGCCGCCCATCCTGCACGTAAACATAAACGCCCTGCAAGTAGCTTTGGATTTCTGCCAGCGTTTTCCCCGCCAGCGCCCGCCCGTAATAACTGTTGGCACCCAGCGGGTTTTCTTCGGCTGATACTCGGGACAGCGCCACCATGTTTTCGGCCCACGGGCTGACAATCCAGTGACGATCCGCAGCGGCAATTACCTCGATAGGGCAATCAACCCACTGCACCCGGCCCTTGAAGTAAATCAGAACCTCCGCCGAACTGATCTTGACGCCCTCATGCTCCGGGAAATTTTCATCGTTGATGACCGCCCCGCCCCTTATTGGCGTGACCTCTAACACGCCCGGCGGCTGGTGGTAAAACTCGTAGCCGTCTGGCCGGTTCACCTTGTCCCATTCATAAAGCCAGTGGTCGGCGTCAGGCGCGTTTGTGTCACCCCACATGCCGGACCACGTTGAAACGCGCTCGTTGATCCCGAAGCGACCAACCCGCTCGGTCACGCGAGAGACCACGGAGCGCGGTATTTCCCTAATTTCGTTAAGCGCCGCACCAGTCAATTCCAGCGACAACAGTTTTTTTACATCAGCCGGACGGTCAAGCGCAATGAAGTTGGTTTCGATTTCCAGCTTGCCACCGCGTGGCTTGAAATAATGTGTCGGCGGGCTGCGCCAGATTATATCCCCGGTTTTGTGCGCGGGATAAACTTGTTGGAATGTGACGGCGGTGGTAGAGCGCAACTCAGGCATTGTGTTGCGAATGATGGCAAACCGCGAGCGCCTAACGCCGTCCGGGCTTGGGGCTTGAGCCGCCCCGATCTGCGCAATGCGCATCAACAGCGGCACGGTCTTGCCCGATCCGACAGGGCCAATTGCAAAGGATGCAAAGTTTCTGTCGTTTAGGATGTTAAACGCCACAGGGCTGGTTTCGAAATTCCACTCAGGCACCGGGTCGCTCCTTTTTTAGTCGGCAGGCGGCACCGGGAAACCACCCCCAGCGTTATCCGCCTGCCTAAACCCGGATACGGTCACACAACGAGGGGTGCAGGTGCCGGTCGGGGTTGTTTCTTATCCGCTGTCGCCCAACAGCCCACGCCGCACAGTCCGGCGCTCATAGATTTCATGCGTGCGCAATTCAAACACGCGACGGCCTGTGTCAAGCGCCTCGTTTATCGCCGCTTCAATAGCTTTGGTATCGTCGGCACCGAACCACGCCGGGTAACGGCGAACCGTCCCGTCCTTTTTGTTGATCGTGTGTGTAACGATACAGGTCATGGGCTTTGCCTGCACGTCAGTTGGCGGCACATATTCGTCCTTCACACCTTCTGCTTTTCCGCTTGGTTTTGTCTGCTTATCGTCAGTCATATTAACCTCATTTGTGTTGGCCGGACAGGAACCATTTCCCACAGGCTCTGTTTTTTCCCGAATTGGGAAAGGTTTGTGCCGTTCGCCCGGATCAACCCGGCGTTCTGCAATTCTGTCAATCGCGGCCTGACCGAGACCAGTGGGCGCTCAAGGAAGTCTGCGATCCGCTCAACATCAATTGGACCAGCCGACATGATGATTTCAAGCACCATCGCCTGCAACGTCATCGGTTTTGTTGGTGCTGCGGCCTTGCTGGTCGCTGTGTTCTGGTAGCCTACGCCCTGCGTGTTATATGGCATCGTCACCCTCCGAATAATCCCCGTATAGCTCGCCGCGTTTTCGCTTGACCTTTGGCGGCTGTAGGGCTGGTTGTTCCCGATAAACCTCAACGCGATCACCATGACCGTTGAGTGTGCCGATGACGACCAGCAGGCCGTCATCGCGCCAGCCTTCAAACGTGACCAGCTTGAAGGGCTTACCGGGCAACCTGCTTATGCAGCGCGGCACCGCCAGAAAATTATGGCAGCGGGCGATTGCGCTATCCCGCCACGCCTTGCGGATTATTGCTTGGCTCATATCGGCAACTGGTTCTTGTAATTCGTATACGCGCTGGACCCAATCATCGCCAACTCAATCTCGTCAGCAATTCGCGCCAAATAGTCAGTCGATAGACCCAAGTTGTCATCTGCGACGGCTGTCAGCCTTCCATCTGCGGCAATAAAGACACGCATCAACGTAATGCCTTCGTGTGCCTGTTCGTAGTTCTTTTTCCCGGTCATTGTGATATTCCCCTTCTTGGTTTGGTTCCGCCTGATCCTACAGCTTTTTAACCCGTGTTGGCAATCCCGCGACCTCAAGAAACCGCTCAAGATCATCCAGCGATCGCACCACCACGAACGACCAGCCCTGTGCGTTAAACAGGCCACGCACCCTCTGTTGCTCCGGCGAAAGCACACCCTTGGCCGTCTTAACTTCAAGCCCGTACAATGTCCCGCCGCAAGCCACGCACAGGTCGGGAAAGCCGGGTAGTTGCCCCATGCGTCCTTGCAGCGCGTTGGCGCGTCTGGCGGCGTCACCCGCAAGCGGTATGCCGTTGGGCGTATGCCAGAAAAACGTCAGCGCCGGATCAAGCACCGCCGCAAGATAATCAGCCATATGAATTTGCAATTGGGTCTCTGGGTTGAGGCGCGATCTGGTCATTTTTTTACCAATCTCAACAATGTGTTTGGTTGTCTGATGGTTCATCCTCTCTGTTTGGTGGGGTGGGTAGGGGTTGCCAAACATCATCCCCGTACTCTTTGCTCTTATGGAAAAATACGGGTCGTGTAAGTCCGCCTCTATCCTCATCAGATCGAAAGCCTTTATGTACGGTGTCAAAACGACAACGAACAATCAGGTTCATCATCCTAGGATAACACACAAGAAATGTCGTTCCATCCTTTGGCGCTGACCCTATATCTCGCCACTTGCTTGGCTCGTCCACCAGTGCGGCAAGAACTCGGTTCGCGTTCCGCTCGGTCAGTCCTTTGATTGTGGTGCAGCCCCCGACGCCGTCAATTCCGTAAATCTTGCCAGACCTCCAGTTTTCCTCATCCTGCATTCCATAGGGTTGGTATATGTACGGTCCTTTCGGCTCTACGTTTGTCATGTGTCTGTTTCCTTTATTAGTGCAGCGCGGACGCGGGCATCGTAGTCGGCTTGGGCGGTGTGCGGGCGGGGGGATGCGTGTGACACCACTTCAACCCCGTCCTGACCAGATGCGTAGGCAGACATTCTGCGTTCTTTGGTTATTTCATCAGTCATCGGTATCCCCCTCGGTAAATTTTACGACAGCCTTCCTGTCGGTAACAGGCGCGATCTGGTTCATGGTAAATGTATTCTCGTTTTCTCCGGTCGGCCCGTCAACCCCCGGTTCTTTCCAATCGTGATTAACCTCCAGATTGAACTGTGCGCCCCGGCTCATTTTATTATCGTACAGCGCTTCCTCTGCAAATTCCTCAATTCGCTGCCTCGCACGCGCGTAAACGTGTGAATATTCATCCTTTGTCGCGTAGTTTATCAACCCCTTGCGAGACAGGCCCAGAAACAGCGCCAAGCCGGACATCGTTGGAACTCTTGTTGTGGGCAGTTCGATTTTATTCCCGTCAGCGCCGATGACTATTTCAACGCCACCACGGCTTTTGAAGTATTCTTCAATCCGTTCCTGCAAGTGCTTTTCCGACTTGAACGCGAGTTTTCCCCTAGTTGCCATTATTTTGTAACCTTAAAAACCATGAAATACGAATGGTAGACCCTCGCGTGTTTTTGCTTTGGCCGCTGACCGTTGACCTTTGGTTGTGGCATCCTGTGCTTCGCGTTGAGGATAAACATATCCAACAGACGAAACCCTACTTCTGCCGCCCACACTGTTGCTAAGATGTGCGTAGGTTTTAGCGCGTGATTGTGGATTATGTCCTGACACTTCAAAATCATAATGCCTTTATCCCGCAAGACCCTTGCTACGTCCGCGAATGTCTGGCGATAGTGTTCTTCCAGCTCGTTATACCTCCAATATCCAGAAAACTTGTCCGCCATCACCATTCCGCCGTTTTCGTTTCTAGCCCCCGGCTTACTGGCTTTGACGTAACAAAGGAACGGAGGGTCGAACACAACACTTTTTAAGGCGTCGTTTATTACGGGAATGTTGGTTGACGACGCGGTGATTGTGTCAGCCAGTCCCTCGTGAATATCGAACCGAAGGCCCGGCCGGGACGCCATCCTTTTATAGAACCCACCGTTTCCAAAAGTAACATCGCAATCGAACATTTCCCCATTGTTATGCAACTCCATTATCGCCGTGAGGATTTCCGTTTGATCGTATGATGTTGTTTTAATCATCTTGATACCGGGCCTTAAGCATGGCGTCGGCCTGCGCCCACGCCTCGTCTGCGATTGATTTCAGGGAAACGGCTTTGTCGGCTGTGAGGGTGATGATAGCCGGTAATGCTGCCATAGCAAAAGCGTCGCGTAGGCTCATGCCTGCGTGGTGCTCAAATTCCACGACTGGATAGGCTGGCCCGCCGTCGCTTCCGTCTTTGCGCAGTTCCAAATGTGATGTCATTCAGTTGATCCTTTTCTGCTTTGCCGCCCTCTTGGTCATGGCGGTAATTTCTCCTTGAATGTCGCCGTCAGACTGACCGCCCTTTTTTTTGGGCGGGGAAGGCTGTCGGCCTTTGCCGTTTTGGCGCGGCATCGCCTCTTGTTCTGTGTCTTGATCTTGTTCTTGATCTTGTTCTTGATCTTGTTCTTGTTCTTGTTCTTGTTCTTGTTCTGTGTATAGCATAGGCATGGTAGAGGGTATGCGTTGGGTATCCGATAGGGTATGCCAGAGGGTATCGAAAACAATGTCTTGCGGGTCTGTTTTTGACAGGATGAAAGCGGCCTGAACGTCAAGCGGGGCTTGTTTTGACCACGCTTTCAGGCGATGAAATATCATATCTTCCATTTTCGACCGTGCGTCCGTGATGTTCCAGCCGTCGCCACCTTTGGCTGAACCAATGGCTTTGTGTAATATATGGTGGCTGAACGTCAGAAATGCGGCGATTGTCAGAACGCTTTCGGGCGCGTGGTCAAACTCTTTTTGCATCCGGCCAATTGCTTCCTGCGGCCCTTGTGGCGCGTTCTTTAATTCCCAATTCCTGATCCGACACAACGCCTCATGGTGATCATAATCTATCAGCCCCGCAGCTTCTAGCTGGCCCAGCGCGTCAAGAATGTCAGTCTTGCCGGTGTCAAGATCGTCAGCAATCACAACAGGCGCGATCCGGTACAGCCCCAGCGCGTTTCTCATGGGGCTGGTGTGCAGGTACACATAGACCAACTTTGTTGCAGCAGATAGCGGCCTGAATTTTCGAGACCGCCAGATCGTGCTGGCAATTATCCCCCAAGCATCAGCCATTCAAGCAGCTTTCGGGGCTTCAAAAACCCGGACAAGCGCGACAACCTTGTGCCTGTTGTCATCCCACCAATATTTTGTTGCCCCGGCGGCTCGTTCCATTTCAGGCCCGCCCAACTTACTACCGCCAGCTGCTACAATCTTAACCGCAACCCCGACCAACTTATGGTCAAGCGCCGCTACCGTGTGTGCATTGTGAATTGTGACCTGCATAATTTTACCCCTGTGCTTCCCGGAAGTCGTCGTTTCTCATTGTCCCGCCACCAATTCCGGGCTTGGCGACATCATCGTATTTATGATTTGTCTTAATCCGGGTTAGCTCGCGCGACAAATACGCGCCCAGCCGTTGTTCAAGTGTGAATGCGTCCGTGCCTTGAAACACCTTTAAAACCCACGCAGCAACATGCGGCTTGCACTCCAACATGACCTTGAATTTTGTCTGCATTTCAGGCTTTGGCAATAATTCCGCCTCGGCACGCACCATCGCGGCACCCAACGTACCACCATCAGCGGTCTGTATTTCCTTCGCCCGCTCCGTAATTTTTTTCTCGCTTGTTTCAGCCACTTAACCGCCCCACCAGATTTTATTTACAAAAAAGTTGACTTTATTTACGAAAAGGGGTTGCGAAGGTCAAGCGCTTTCTTTACAAGGGGTGTTGTAACCACAAAAGGGGAAATATGATATGACAAAGTACAAAATCACAGCAAAAACTAAAGTCCACTTTGGTATCACCCTACACCAAATTCAAGCAACAGTTTCTTTCGGCACTGTCGTGAAGGGTGAAATCGGCGGCTGGATCGAAACCGAGAAAAACCTAACTCAAGACGGCAATGCGTGGGTCTCTGGCAATGCGCAGGTCTTTGGCGGTGCGCAGGTCTCTGGCGATGCGCAGGTCTCTGGCGATGCGCAGGTCTTTGGCGATGCGCAGGTCTTTGGCAATGCGTGGGTCTCTGGCAATGCGCAGGTCTTTGGCGGTGCGCAGGTCTCTGGCGATGCGCAGGTCTTTGGCAATGCGTGGGTCTCTGGCGATGCGCAGGTCACACCACTTTATGTTCAGGGGTTAATGTGGCCGGTAACAATTACAGACAAGCACATCAGAATTGGCTGTGAATTTCACCCAATCTCTGAGTGGGAGAAGTTCGACAGTCGCCGCATTCTTGAAATGGGAGGCAAGACCGCGCTGAAATTCTGGCAGACGTACAAAAATTTCATCTTGGGTATTGCCAAGACCGAAGAGCGGGGTTGAGGATATATCACAATGGAAATAACCCACAACATAGACCTATGCTTGCCCGAGGGCCAGCTAGAGGACGTTGCCGCGACTTTCGACATCACAACCGAAGTCGTTGATCGTGAACCTCATTCATGGGGCGAAGGCCGGGGTAGCAGAACAGATCACAAAGCCGCACTGGTCAGCGTTAAACTTGGTGACGCGACCATTGGCCGTGATCAGTCTGATTTGATGTTTGGCCCTGATATTGTCGGAGCCGAGGCGACGGTAGAGATATTGCTTAACGATGGAGACTTGGAGCTATGAATGACCGAACGCCGTCACACGACGATCCGATCTTTGAAGCGTATATCAGGCTGTCATCCGGTCTGCATTTTGCAATCGGCTATCTTAAAGCGTGTCCGGCTGACAATTCGGTCCGACAGGCTTTACTGCCAGAACTTGAAGCGGCAGCGGCACAGGGCAAGGGAAAATTTCTACAAAGCATTTCAGAAACATATGGAGGCGTCGGCGATGACAATCACCCGAAAGGCTAAATCTTTACAGGCGGAAAAGGCCAAGGCCGTCAAATATCCGGTCGAGTATTTGGATAGAATAGGCCATCCTGATTGCATGCTGGAAGGATTACCCGGCAACCTGCGTGAACCCTACGCCCGCTGGTATTTATTCGGGGCTGAACCCAGCCAATTCCTGCGGGCCGTCATCGACAATGATTTGTTTATGGCAATGGCCTCAACCGACAGGTGGAGCATCAAGCAACTGCGCGAGACAGTGTTTTGGTTTATCGACCACGCCCCTGCCGCGTGCCACAAAGGCCGTGCGCAGGCTTGGCAAGATGCCGGTGGCTGGATTGGCCGCGCCAAGGAAAGGGGCGAGTTATGAAATGTCGGTGGCACAAATGCCGCAACAAATTCAAGCCTCGCCACCATATGCAGACGTTTTGCTCCGATGATTGTCAACAGCAACGGGCCGCGTGGAAACGGATCAGAGGTGCAGCGCTCGTTGATCCTCTCTTAAATGACGATCCGACTGCGCTTGAACGTCACCGCGAAAAGATTTTGAAAGAGGTGGGTCGTGCCAAAAAAAATACCGAGTGACAAACTGACCGACTGGCCGCTGGCCGATCAGGCGCTTGCCGACCGCATGGCCGCTACCGTGGCGGGACAGGTCTCATGGGTTGATCTTGGCCGCACGGAAACCTGCGCTGAATGCCAGCACTACAGCGAAAAGGGATCATCCAGTGACGGCTTTGGTTATTGCGGAGAAGCAACCTCGCGCAACGGAAACAAGATGGTAAAGAAAATTCCCAGAACCGCCCGCGCTTGTAGTCTGTTTGGCACCGAATGAGTGCGCGATCAACAAGCAAAAGGCTCCACCTGATTGACAGCCTACTTGGCGGCAAAAAATACAACCCCCGCAAGATAATCTGTCCCGCCTGTGCGTTGCCCATGTATGTAAGCCCAAGAGAAACCAATGCAGAATTTACGCTGCGTTACACAATCATAACCGGGGCAGAGCCAACGGCAAAAGAGATAAAGCGGCGGGTTGCAACAGTCGATCACGTCAAATCCCAAAGAAACGGGGGATCACTACGTTGGGGCAACTTGGTCTTAATATGCCAAAGCTGTAACGTCGAAAAAGGCCCTCGCCCAATCAGCGAGTGGGCTGCATGGCGGGCCATCAAAGGTCGACCCATTCCGCCACAATTTATAAAAAAGCTCGAAAGGAAAGAGAGATAATATGACCAACAGCAACCATGACGATCCGTTTGGCCTGCCGCCGCTTAAAGAGCCTCACGAAGATATAACAAACCAAGACGGCGCAAGATATTACCACCGCCTGACGCAAGGGTCCGAAGAATGGCATGATCTGCGCCGGGGCTTAATTACTGCCAGCACAATGAACCTAATTTTGACGCCAACCCTAAAGCTCGCGGCCAACAACACTACGCGAACACTCTTGTATGAGCTCGCTGCCCAGCGGATCACCGGAAAAACAGAAATCGGTTTTGTCAGCTATGACATGGAGCGTGGCAAGCTGGCCGAAGTGGACGCGCGGGAAGTGTACAGCAAAAACATTGCCGATGTATCCGAGTGCGGCTTTGTCGTGACCGAGACGACCGAGGGTGCGACCGTTGGTTACAGCCCGGATGGATTGGTCGGCATGGACGGCCAAATCGAAATCAAATCACGCCTGCCCAAATATCAGGTTAAAACAATTGTTGAACATATGGCCGCTGGCGTAAAAGCCGATACAGTCATCCCGCCGGAATTTATGCTGCAAGTACAGGCTGGCCTGTTTGTAACCGGGCGCATTTGGTGCGATTTCGTCACCCATTCCAACGGCTTCAACATGGCCGTGATCCGATGCCATCCCCTGCATGACTATCAAGAGGCCATCGCCAAGGCAGTCACTGCCGCCGAAGAACAAATCCAGCGCATTGTCCGGGAATACCAAGCCATCACAGCCGACAAAAACGCAACCATCTGGCCTGTTGATTGGGTCGATTATCATGAGGAAATCACTGTATGACCGATCTTTCAAAAACCATCGAACCCAAAAGTGACCAGTTGAACGCTGACGATCTGATTGCCGGGCCCCGCACTATTACCGTGACGGACGTTCGCGGCGTGAGCGGTGACGCCCAGCCCATTTCCATCCACTATGAAGGCGACAACGGCAAGCCCTACAAGCCGTGCAAGTCCATGCGCCGGGTGCTGGTTGTGGTCTGGGGAGCGAGCGGGGCAGACTACGCCGGGCGATCCATGACCCTGTATCGCGACCCGAATGTAAAGTTTGGCGGGATCGCAGTCGGCGGCATTCGGATCAGCCACATGAGCCATATCAACGATAAAGTCACAATGTCGCTGACCGTAAGCCGGGCAAACCGCAAACCCTACACCGTCAACCCGCTCAAGGGCGCGGACCAGAACACGACCGCCACCGGACAAAATGTCGATCCCGCAGCCGCAGCGGCGGCGGCACTAATTGCAGCGCAAAACGCGGCGGCAGGTGGCACCAGCGCGTTTCAAATCTGGTGGAACACCGACGAAGGCAAGGAGGCACGATCATTTTTAACCAGCGACATGGAGGACTTGAAAAAAATATGTAAAGAAGCCGACGACCAACAAGACCAATCAAATGGAGAAGAGCATGCCGACGAGTAAAAACAAACGCAGCAACGGAAACACGGCGATCAGACCAGCCACGAAGAAGCCCGCCCCAGCGGCAAAAGCGCCGACACACGCTGTTGTTGTCTCAGGTCACGGACCAGACGGCTGGGAACAACTGGCCCTTTATCAACCGGGCGGCCAACTACCAACAGCACCGGGAATGCTGACGGCAATCAGCCGTATCCGTGATGGAGGCCACAGGTCCGTAAACATCGCAGGCTTGATTGAAGTCGATTTGGGGCAGTACCGGGCATTCAAGGCCGAGGCTGTGCCTGTCGAAGAAACTCCGGCGAAGTGAGTACAAAGTTGCACTCTAAGGGCCACCAGATCGCCGCAAACAAGGCGCGCGGGGGGTATGCCCAAAACACGTCTGCACGGAGTGTGGTGGCCCCTACAAGCGCAGACGCAGGGACGCAGATTTTTGCTCTACCGGGTGCGCGAACAAGTTCAACAACCGTCGTCGCCTGCGCGGTGAACAGATTTACGATCTGTTTATGATTAACCGCCATGATCGAGGCTTTGCCAAAACGGCAAGGGTTTGGTTTCGCCTGACGCGATTGGCCATGTACTGGCGGGACGATGACAAAGCCAAACGCGATGGTCGCAGGTCATGGGCGAGGCGCGATAAAGTCATGGCGCGAACCGCATGGGCGATGGCTACTGTAATGAAGGGATAGGGCTAAACGAACTCGTCACATGCGGCGCGGTGGACGATCCTTTGAAAGGTCAGTCCCCGCGCCGTTTCCAATGTGTCTTTGCGCGAAGGCAAAAACAGAGTGTCAGACCAAGCCCGGCAGATTTCTTTTTCAGTCTCTGTACTCAATTTCATCGTCGCGCACCCGCTCAACGTCGCGGACACGATCACGCACAGCATCAGCTTTTTCTTGGTCACGTTCCCTCGCTTTCACGATCTGGTTTTCAAGCGCGTCATTGACCGCCTTGGCTTTCCAGCGAAATAACCCGGCGATGAATGCCAGAATAATCAATCCATAGATTTGCAGTTTGAGGTTCATGCCTGTTCACCGCCCATGTCGCGGCAAACAACTTCTATCCAAACCAACGTGGCCGGAATTGTGGTAAAATATTGTCGTATGTTTCGCTCTACCGTTGTCGTTTTCTCAAGGCAATCGTTTAAGCTGGCGTGAAATTCAACAACCTCCGGCTGGTGTGCAGCCGTTACAACGCCAGCGTTGCAGCTCAGAATGCCGCTCGCCAGCGTTGCGCAGACATGGACAATGGCAATAAAGGACATCACAAAATCCCCCGGCGCTGTTTGCTCACGCGGCTGTAAATGATGTAGCCAGCAAAGCCGACAACTGCCACCAGACCCACCGCAACGATTGCCTGTGCGATAGGATCAAGCGCACCGATTGCCGCCAGCGCTGATCCGCTGGCCGTGGCCACCGTGCCGATTGCCGCCTTGTTGGTCCCGCTGTCAAAAAAGCTGGCCGTCTTGGGCTTGGCCTGCGTCAGCCATTCAGAGACATTGAAGCCGGGGCAGGCTTTGTTGGCAAACTCGTTGTGGCCCTTAACCCATTTTATCGTAGGATACCGGGCTTTCAGTTCTTTAAGTTTCGCGCGCAGCCATGCGTCTTGCTTCGGTGTGAAGTGGTCGAAGAACTGGTCGGTCGCCGCACTGCCGTGACCGCCGAAAAGCACCAGCCCAATAGTGTTGCGGTTGTGGCCTTTGGTGTGCGCACCAATGTCATCAAACACATCGCCGTCACCGTCCAAATCGCGGCCCTTGGCTTCGGTGCCGTCACGGTCGCAGCCAAGGGCGTAACCTACGTCGCGCCAGCCGCGTTCTTCGACGTGCCAACGCTTGATTTCCGCCATTTTTTCGTCTGCGGATTTGCCCGCCATCCAGTCGGGCCGCGTGTCGCTGCAATGAATGATTACGCCTTCGATCTGTCGCATGGGTCTCCCTCTCCATCGGTGCCGAATGATCGACAGGTAGCACAACCACAGAGGTAGGGCAAATCAATCCTGTTTTTGCGCGTTGGCCTCTGGCGCTTCGGCGTCAATCTCGCGTTCAAGCCGTTGAATTTCGCCAAGCAGATAATCTTGGCCGGGATCAAGCGCGGGCGGCTGCAGGGCGAACCAGAAAACCAGCCCAATAACGCCGACAGCGCCAGCAATATAGAGATACCAAAGAACCCCCGTCTTTACGTGGTCTTTTGTGACTGCGTATTTCACGAGCCAACCCCTAGCAGCTTTACAAGAGCGAAGTACGCGGCGCTAATCGTAATCACCACGCCAGAAACAGCCATGAGTATTTTACCGGACATGCCCGTCCACTTGGAAAGAAACAAGATAC